ATAGACTTCAAGCATACAAGGCACAAGGTATTAAAACAGTCAAAGCCTACGTAGGCGAAGAAGTTGAAGTATCGTTACATGGCGATGCTAAAAAAGGTTATGTACTATCTAAGATTGAAGTATCAGGTGACGAGCGTAATGCTGGCCAAGGTACAAAAGCAATGCAAGACATTGTTGACAGAATGGATAGAGAAGGTGCCATTATTGCACTAACACCAGACGATGCATTTGGTGGAAACAAGAATAGACTGATTAAGTTTTACAAGCGTTTTGGTTTTGTACCAAACAAAGGCCGTAACAAAGACTTTCGTTTTAGAGAAACAATGATACGTTACCCACAAAGTAATGAAAGTGTCAATGAAGAAAAACTAGAAACAGCATCTATTATCACTCCTTCTATCAAAGCATTAGATAAGATATTCAAACAGAATAAGTTTGAGATACGTATTGTCGGTGGTGCAGTAAGAGATATCGCATTAGGCAAAGAACCCAAAGACATCGACTTTGCAACAGATGCCACTCCAGATGAGATGCAAAAGATGTTTGACAAAGCAGGCATAAGACATATACCAACTGGTATTGAGCATGGTACAATCACCGCAGTAATAAACGGAGAAGATTTTGAAATCACAACACTAAGGGCAGACAAAGAAACAGACGGCAGACATGCTGAAGTTGAGTTTGTTAAGAGTTGGGAAGAGGATGCTAAACGCAGAGACTTAACATACAATGCTATGAGCATGGATATCGATGGCGAAATATACGATTACCACAATGGCATGGGTGACTTACAAGATAAAGTCAGTAAGTTTGTCGGTGACCCAGAAGAAAGAATTACAGAAGACTATCTAAGAATATTAAGATACTTTAGATTCCAAGGTAGACTTTCAACACCTACGTGGGATGGTGACACTTTACAAGCAATCAAAACAAATGCAAGTGGGTTATCAAAAGTCAGTGCAGAACGTATTTGGATGGAGATGAGTAAGATATTATCAGGTAAAAATGTTGCCAACATATTATCAGCAATGCAAAAAACGGGCGTATCAAAAGTCATCGGATTATCTACAGACAATGTAAAAGAAGTCAAAGATGACAGTAATCCGATTGTAGCATTATCGCATTTAGGTAACAACACCGATATAGCAAAGCGTTGGAAGATGAAGAAGACAGATGCTATTTTGCTTGACTTCTTAAACAAGAATAAAACAAACACACTAGACCAGAAGAAAGTCAAAGACATGATTGCTGATGGTATAGATAAAGAATTAATATCAGCATTAGCACAACTACAAGGTGTTAGCGTAGATATGAAAGATACAGATGTTCCCGAGTTTCCAGTAACAGGTAACGACTTGATTGCTAAAGGCATGAAACGAGGACCAGAACTAGGTATGAAACTTAATCAACTAAAAACAAAATGGAAGCAAAGTAACTTTACTGCTACTAAAGATGAATTGTTAAAAGAGAATTCAGATGAGTCATTAACTGAAGCAGTGCATAGATTTAGTACTGGCCATAACGTAACTTTTGGTGGGACTAAATACAAAGAGATAGAAGTAGAAGTTACAGGCGTAGATAACGCAAATAGAAAGTATGAAATAACAATACTTTCACCAAAAGAACTATTTGGTAAAACTGTATCTGTTAGTGCTAAGTACATGGAAAGAGGTCCGTGGACTAAAACAAAGACAGGTAACGCATTTGAGGATAAAACTATGAACGAAGATTCTGAAATATATCAATTCAATAACGAAGACCCTAACAATCCTGAAGTATATATTCATGGATATGGTAGACTTATGCTTAACCAGGTAGAAGATAGTGTAGTTCGCAAACTTGAAGAACTTGTGAAGATGGCAAAAAGAGGTGACTTCGATACTATACAAAAACTATTAGATAAAGACCTATTACAGTTAATGATGAGAGCAATCGTTGATACAAAAGAAGAACTACAAACAATTCGTAAAAAAGGTGGAGCAAAGTCAAGAGGTATCAATAAAGAATCGATACTAGATGTACTTGATGAGGAGTCACCATGGGAACTGCTTAAGAGAAAAGCACAACCAAAATTATACAATAAGAGATATCAAAAAGCCGCAGAGAGATTACATTCTGTTCTTAAGAGAAAAGAGAAAGAGAACGGAGGTAAGTGGAGGCACGCTTTAGGATGGTATGTGTCAAATATTGCAGATGGTTTTACAGGTGTAGATAGTCGTGCATTGCAAGATTATTACTTACAAAACTTTGATGCTGTGTTCGAAGATGTAAACGAAACAGCAGGAGTTGGAAGAGTTGTACCTGGAGTAAACACTACAGTTGACATAGGACCAAACGAAATAACAAAGCAGGCCGCTAAATTTGGAAACAAAGTAGATAAAGACGGAAAACCAAAAGGCATGCTTACTACTAAAAAGTAAGTTTTATGCAAGTAAACCCTAACGTACACAATTTAAGAAATACAATGTGTTTCAAAACATGGAACGACATTATTATATCCTTGCCTAATAGAACAGTCAAGTGGTGCTGTAAAACACAGACCACCGAAGATGATATCAAACAAACAACTTTTGACTTAGACACACTAGACTTAGACTTCTTATTTAAACATCCCATATTACAAAAGAGACAATACGAATTAAGTGGCGGCACACAATGTGAAGATTGTGTGACATGTTGGGAATCTGAACGTAAGAGTGGTTCAAGTTATAGAACTATATATAATTCAAACTATGACTTTATGCTAAATCGTAGAATGGAGAAGACTAAAAATCATCCACACAAAGCGATAGAATTTCATAAACAACAAATGGAAGCAGACAGATTTCAGTTTATTGAGATAGAACTTACTAACAAGTGTAACATGGCATGTGCTTACTGTTGGGCTGGAAATAGTACTAGATGGCAAAAAGAAATGAAGACACCGTTTCCAGACACAGATGATTTAATATTTGACAGAGTTGTTGAATTATTAAATGAATATTGGGAAACAACATTACATAAGAAAGATAGAGTTAATTTTAGTTTATTAGGAGGCGAACCATTCTTTACTGACCATATGTACAGATTCATTGAAGATTTTATGGTAAACTTAAATGATAATAAACGCAGTGGACAGCATATAATTATAACAATTACAACTAATCTTAACTTCCCAGAAAAGAAATTCAAACAATTTATTGAATTAGTTGAACGTACACCGAATATTACATATGCACTACAGTTATCAGGTGAAGCATTGGGCAGACAGAGTGAACTGGTACGTTGGGGTTTAAACTATGATACCTGGGATAAAAATATAGACTTGTTCTTCACAGAAAGTAAGAGATTGAAGAATTTACAGATGGGATTCGGTTGTGCCCACAATGCATTAACATTGCCTTACTTTAAATCATTCCTAGAATACATTAATGATAAAGTAAAACTACATGATTTTAGTAATAATCAAATTATTATGCATCATAATTATGTGGAAAGACCGGAACATCTAAGTATTGCTATGTTAGACCCAAAACATGCTAAAGCAGTTGATGAACAGATAGAATATATTAAGAATGAAATGCAAGATGTAAAATTCTACAAGAGGGATGGCTTTATTAATATGATGAAATCACTCAGAGAACAAGTGGCAGGCAATGAAGTTACTGAATTTATGAAAAGAGATGCAACTACTGAGTTTAATATGTTGCAGAATAGAAGAAATATTAACTTTATTGAGCATTTCCCTCACTTCCATGAATTAATTAGGAAGTAATATTCTAATAAAAAGATAAATAGTATTATGAGAATTTATGAAATATTAGGTGAGAATTTTTCTGGAGCGTTTGCTGGTGTGGCTATGCCTATGACACCTGGAACGAAAAAGAAAGATGCCGAGCGTTCAGTTTATGGCAAACCTAAAAAACGTAAATCAGAGAGCAAAAAACCAAAAATGGGTTACAGTGCAGATGTCGGAAATCTAACGTACAATAAGCCCGTTAAAAATATAATGATTAAAAGGTAGCACACTATGAAACTTACACAATTAACGGAAGCGTTTGTAATCAATAACGATGAGTTTGAAGATTACTTAGACCGCGGTACAGAACAATTAAAGAGTGAACTTGAGTCCGGCAAAAATGCCCGTGATGCAGTACATGATTTAGCAAGACAATTTTCAGACCAACATAACAAATCACATGAAGCATATGAACGTATGACAGATTCATTGTTCGCTAGATTGCACAAATTAGAATTAGGTCAATCAGAAGCGCCAGAGATGGGCATGGAACCAGAGATGGGCATGGAACCAGAGATGGGCATGGAACCAGAGATGGGTGGTGATGATGAAATGATGCAGGATCCAATGGGTGATATGCAGATGGACACACCGGGTGCAGATGAAATGCCAAGCGACAGTGATATGGAAGATTATGCGGCTGTAATGGATAATGAACCAGAAATGGAAGAAAGTGTAAGCGAAGCAAAAGAACGTCCTTACGTTTGTGTTCATGCTAAGAAAGGCAAACACGAATGTCATGCAACTTCATCATATGGAGCGGCTAAAAAGGCGGCTGAACATTGGAAGATGAAGTCAACAGCAGGTATCGATGCATATTTGGCAGATGTAGAACAAGTTGCCGAAGCAACAGGTAATTTCGCACAGCCAATCTATACCTTAGTTGATATTGAAGGTGAAGAAGCAGTATTAAATGAATTAATTCGTTACTTAAGTGGCGAGCAAATTGAAGATTTCGTTGCAGACTATAAACGTAACCATGATATGGACTATGATTTTGATGAATCAACTACAGATACTACTGAAAGTGCTACTGAAGTAGAGGAGGCCGACACTCCGTACACTGTAGAAGATATCAAAAAGATGCACGAAGTTACAACACTTGCTTTGAAAAAGTCAGAAGGACTTTCAGAAGAACAACTTAAAGAAGTTCTTCCAGTTGTTGGTGCGGCAATAGGCGCAATCGCAAGAAAGGCTGGCGGTGCAATTGCTAAGAAAGTTGCTAAAAGGGCCGCAGGTGCAGTAGTAGGTTCAATGGTTGGTTCAAATACAGCGGAATCAATTACGCTAGAAGATATTAAAAATATCAATAAGATTACAGAAGTTACTCTTAGAAATGAAAACTTAGATGAAAATTATGCGGCGGCAGCCGGTCAGGCAATTAAGAAAGTTGCAGGTTCTAAGTTGGCTACGGGTGCGGCGGCGATGGCAAAGAAAGTTGCAGGTTCTAAACTAGGCAAAGCGGCTACATTGGCTAAAGGTGCTGGAATCGGTGGAGCAGTTAAGAAAGGCCTTAAAGGTATGGGTAACGCACTTAAAGGTGTAGGTATGAATTTACCAGGTGTGGCTGAAGAAGCAGATAGTATTGCTGACAGAGTTATGGGTTCAGCAACACGTAAAGTCGTTTCAGAATATAACGACTTCTATCAAGCACTAGATGGTGCCGCTAAAGCAGGCAAGAAAGCAGGCGATACTATTAAAGTTGGTGGCAAGAGCATCAAACTTAAACAAGACCCAAAGCGCATGTCTGATTTGACAGATGCAGAGATGGATAAAATCGATGCAATGGCTAGCAGACTTAACGAGTACGGTAAAAAGAAAAAGTACTAGGAACTAAAGGAGACAACAAATGTCAGTCACACAAACCGTAAGTATTGTTAATAATAACGGTAACACGTTTGAAACAGCAGAAGACCTAATGGAACAAATGAGAGTAGACTGTTCAGATGTCGCTAATGCATATTCGGCGTTCATTGAAGCCGAAATTTTAGCAGGCCGAATGACTAATAATGTAGAACTTAATTCTGCAAAGACAGGTGTTACTATTACTAGAGTATGGAATGACGACTCATGGGAAGATTTCCGTGAAATAGGCGAAACTGAAGCAATAGATGGTGACACATTTGCATCCTCGGGATGGTCAATGTTATCAACTGACGACCAATAGATAAAAAAAGTCAAAATTAGAGTTGACTTTTAGACTTCTCTGTGTTATATTATAAGAGTGTTCTCAGTAATTGAGGCACTCTTTTTTATTACCTAACGAGGAGAAGTAAATGGCAATAGATGCAATCAATTCAGAAGAAAAAGCAAAACTAATTCAACTAGTCGATGAAGGCTGTTCAGTACTACAAGAAGTAGATGACCTTAAAGGTGGTCTGCGTGATACTGTAAAGGCAATTGCAGAAGAAATCGATGTTAAACCATCAGTACTCAACAAAGCAATCAGTATCGCACATAAGGCGAAACTCGCTGAATCAAGACAAGATTTTGAAGATATCGAAACTATCCTTGAGACAGTAGGTCGCACACTTTGAGTTACGTAGACGCTTATTACAATAAAGACAAAGACATTGTTCAAGTCGTAGAGCGTGTCAACGGCAAGAGAGTTTATAATGACTTTCCTGCTTGGCGTACGTTCTATGTGAAAGACCCACGTGGGGATTTTACAAGCATTCATGGGGATAAAGTTCGCCAAGTTAAATGTAAACGTCTTAAAGACTTACACAAAGAACGAAGAATTAATTCTGGAAAAGCATTCTATGAGAGTGATATCAAACCAGAAGTTCGTTGTTTGAGTGAAAATTATAATGGCGTCGATTCTCCAAACCTAAACATTGCATTCTTTGATATTGAGACTGACTTTGACGCAAATAAAGGCTTTGCGGATCCTAGTGACCCATTCATGCCAATCACTGCTATCACTGTTCATCTACAATGGTTAGACTTGCTAGTAACACTTGCTATCCCACCTAAGCATATGCGTGAAGGTGAAGGACTAGAGGAAGCACAACGCATCTGTTCACAGTTTGAAAATACAGAATTGTATCTCAGTGAAGCAGATATGCTAAATGATTTCATGTCAGTGATAGAAGACGCAGACGTATTAACAGGTTGGAACTCAGAAGGGTATGATATTCCGTATACTATCAATCGTATAATTAAGGTATTAAGCAAGTCTCACACACGTAAGATGTGCTTGTGGGACTTGTATCCTTCTAAACGTAAAGTAGTAAAGTATGGTAAAGAGAGTGATACATTTGATTTATCAGGTCGTATTCACCTTGACTACTTAGAACTGTATCGTAAGTATACTTACCATGAAATGCATTCATATTCACTTGATACTATCGGTGAATACGAAGTAGGAGAAACTAAGACTCCATATGAAGGCACACTCGACCAGTTGTATAATAATGACTTTTATAAGTTTGTCGAATACAACAGGCAAGACGTTGCGCTACTTGATAAGATTGATAAGAAACTAAGATTTATTGAACTAGCAAATGAGATTGCCCACGATAATACAGTAAACATTAAAACAACAATGGGTGCGGTTGCTGTTACTGAACAAGCAATCATCAATGAAGCACACAGACGAGGCATGGTCGTACCTGACAGAAAGAGAACTGACTGGAAGAACGATGATGATGAGTTTGAGCCAACAGATGCAGACTTAGAAGAAGCAGAGAAGCAAAAAGCGGCTGGTGCCTTTGTAGCACAACCGAAGAAAGGTATACAACGTTGGGTTGCTGGTATTGATATTAACTCACTGTATCCTTCAGTTATTCGTGCAATGAATATGTCACCCGAAACTATTGCTGGACAATTAAAGCCTACACTAACAGAAGAAATGATTGGTAGTAGAATATCAGAAGGTAGAAAGACTGGTGCAAAGACATTCGGTGCCGCACAAGCATGGGAAGATACGTTTAGTGCAGAAGAATTTCGCTTAGTGAATGAACAAGACAAAGCAATTCCAATTACACTTGTACTAGAAGATGCGGCGTTCACCGAAGAAGTACTCACTGGTGCTGAACTATTTAATCTTATATTCTCTAGTGAATTAGATTGGTCTGTTAGTGCCAATGGTACTATTTTCAGACAAGATGTACAAGGTATCATTCCGAGTTTGCTTGAACGTTGGTACGCCGAACGTCAGGAAATGCAACAGAAGAAGAAAGAGGCTATTGAAGCGGGTGACCAGGCGCAAATTGCTTTCTGGGATAAAAGACAACTTGTTAAGAAGATTAACTTGAACAGTTTGTACGGTGCGATTTTGAATCCAGGCTGTCGTTTCTATGACAAACGCATTGGTCAGAGTACAACATTAACTGGCCGTTGTATCACTCGACATATGGGTGCGAAGACTAACGAAGTGATTGTTGGTGAATATGATTACAAGGGACCATCTATCATATATGGTGATACAGACTCTATTTACTATTCAATGTATCCTGTTTACAAACAAGAGATTGATGATGGTAGTATAGAATGGAATAAAGACAAAGTATTAGAATTGTATGATGAAGTTGCAAATCAAGTAAACGAAAGTTTTCCAGACTTTATGAAAATGTTCTTTAACGTCCCTCGTAAACAGGGAGAAATTATTCTTGCTGGTCGTGAGAATTGTGCAACAATGGGTATCTTCATTAAGAAGAAACGCTATGCTATGTTGATTTACGATGATGATGGAGTTCGCCGTGATGTAGATGGTAAGCCGGGCAAAGTAAAAGCGATGGGTCTTGACTTAAAACGCAGTGACACTCCAGATTATATGCAAGATTTCTTAGGTGAAGTTCTTCTTAAAATCTTAACAGATGGAACTGAAGAAGAAGTTATTCAGATGGTTAAGACATTTAAGAAAGAGTTTAGAGCAAGAGCAGGCTGGGAAAAAGGTACTCCTAAACGTGTGAATAATCTTACTATGTATAGAAACAAAGTAGAGAAATTGCGTAAGCAAACTGGCAGAGACATTGTACTTGATGATGATACAAAGAAAGACAAAGTACATCTTCCTGGTCATGTATCTGCGGCTTTGAACTGGAATATGTTACGTGAGTTATATCAGGACAAATATTCTATTGAGATTGTTGATGGTATGAAAACTATCGTATGTAAACTCAAACCCAATGCATTGAAACTAAAAAGTGTTGCGTATCCAATTGATGAAAATAAGATACCTCAATGGTTCCAAGAACTAGCATTTGACCATGACTTAATGGAACAAACAATCGTTGATAAGAAGTTAGATAATCTTATCGGTGTATTGAAATGGGACTTGAGTGATGCAAATGCATCAGAAACTTTTGAGAACTTATTTGAATTCTAATGGCAAAGAAAACATACACAGAACTAGTATCGGGGTTAGGCAGAAATAAAGCATCAGACGAATGCTATACACCTGCTGACCAAGTACTCCCTTTACTAAAATACCTAAATAAGGATATGACATACTATGAAGCAACGAGTGGAAAAAGTTCTAATATACTTGAAGGATTTCATAAGCACGGATATAATATGGTTGGCTCAGGTGACACTGATTTCTTGGATTGTACTAGAAGTGATATATATGATGGTGTGATAACTAATCCACCATATAGTATTAAAGACAAATTCATTGAACATTGCTATTCACTGGGCAAACCATTTGCTCTATTGCTACCAGTAGCAAGTTTTCAAGGTGGGAAACGTGGTAAGATGTTTATTGAACACGGAATGTCTGCATTGGTATACAACAATCGTGTAGATTTTACGGGAAAGGGTAATCCAACATTCGGTAATGCTTGGTTTATTCATGGGTTTCTTCCTCCTAATACAATTTATTGGGTAGACAATCCAAAACAAACTAAAAAAACATTTGACATCGATGTTTAAATGTGTTAGTATTATAACAATGATTAATATAAAAGGAGAAGCATATGCATGATATTCTAAAAGATATCGTAAAGCACACACATTCGCTAGGTATTATCCAAGCGGCTAAAGTAACAACAAACGAGGAAGGCACATTGATTGATGCAATGGATGACGACCGTACAGTTGTGTTACGTGGTAAACTACATACACCAGTAGCAGAATTCACAGGTAAGTTCGGTCTAGGTCGTCTAGGTGTTCTTTCTGGTCTACTCAGTTACACAGGCGAAGATGCATCAGGTAAGGCAGTCAATGCCAACGTTGAAGTAGGTATTGAGGAACGCAATGGTGAAAATGTTCCGACTGAATTCAAGTTCACAGTTCCAGGTTCACTAGATAGTTCATATCGTGTAATCGTATCAGAACTAGTTGATGCTCAGATTAAAACTGCAAACTTTCGTGGTGCGCAATGGGACGTAGAGGTAATGCCAACACAGAAAGCAATCAAAGATTTGCAATACTTTGCAGGTATCTTAAGTGCATTTGACCCATTACTTACTGCACGTACAGTAGATGGTGACTTGAAATTCTTTATCGGTGACCGCTCAACAGACAGAGTAGAACTTCCGTTTGCGAGTAATGTATCAGGTGAACTTAAAACAGGTTGGTCATTCCCATTGTCAACAGTATTGACAATTCTAAAATTAGGTGACACTTCAACTATGAGTGTTAAGATTTCAGACCAAGGTGCAATGATGATTCAAGTAGACAGTGGTTTAGGTTTATACGAATACATTCTACCAGCAAAATCAGGTAATTAATATATGGATTTAGGTCGCAATAATATCGATAGTGGGTATGCAATATTTTTACCCGCTATCTCTAACTTCTATGTTCGCAAAATATCTCAGCACTACGCAGGTGTAACAGATATGTTCCCGCCGGAGCGCATTCCGAAAGGATTCGAGCATGGACTTGATGGTATGAATATCCTAGATAAAGATAAAGGCTATGTGCATTATTCACATGGTCTCTATTCGGCAGGACATGCCAACTTAGACTTAGACGGTACTCTTATTGATGATGGTATGGTCACTAAACGTGATAGAGAAAATACTGTTCTTGTAGGGGATTCAGGTGGGTATCAGATAGGCTCTGGTGCATGGAAACTTGATTGGTCTGACTTTGAAAATGGTGCTGATTGGGTCAAGACCCGTGTTGGTATTATGACATGGTTAGAAGAATACTGTGATTACAGTATGACACTTGATATTCCAGGCTGGGCACATCTTCCGCAATACCGTGATAGAACTGGACTTAAATCTTTCCAAGATTGTATGGATAAGACAATCTTTAATCACAAATTTTTTATCGAAAATCGTATACCAGGTAAGACTAAATTTTTGAATACGCTACACGGTTCTAATTGGGCAACCAGTGAAGAATGGTATCAACAAGTCAAACAATTTAATGACCGAAGTATTTACGGCGATAGAGCATTTGAAGGATACGCTATGGCTGGCGACCACGCCGGCGATGCAGAACTTTTGTTACGAAGACTAATAACAATGCGTGATGATGGTCTTTTAGCAGGAGATGATGTTTGGATTCATACTCTAGGTATCAGCGTTCTCCCGTGGGGTTGTATGCTTACTGCTATTCAACGCCAGTTACGAGAGCATGTTAATCCAAACATTACAATCTCATTTGATGCCGCTTCTCCTTACATAACAGCATCAAAGGGATTGGCTTACGACTATCCCGACTTGAACTCAACGGCATGGAGTTATAAAACAAAGAAACTGAATTGGCGACAAGATATCAGCAATGATAATCAGCCTTGGATGTTCGAAGGTGAGATTGGTTCTCGTTTGAATATGCGAGATATCAATTATATGCAACCGGGTATGTTAAACAGAAATAACAAAGAAGCCAAATCAAGTTGGGATAGTCTATCTTATATTCTCATTCAAGCACACAATACAGAATATCATATTCGTGGTATGCAAGATGCGTTACGCAGATTTGACCACGAGTACGAAATGTTGCATGAGAAGATTAATATCAACAACTGGACTAAATCGAAAAAGGGAGATAAGAGTGCAGAACTTAGTGAAATGGTTCCTAAGAACGTACTATACTTTGCAAAGTTTGTAGAAGAACTGTTCGACCCGAAGAACCCAGACCCAATGCAGATGATATCAGATAACAGATTATTCTTGCGAGATTGTGAAGGTTCACGTGTACAGAACACAAGCACTACACCAGACTTTATGGAGTTTGAAGAAGCAAACGTCAAAACAGACGAATTTGTAGAGGCTGTCAAGGGTAAAAAGAAAGAATATGCTGAGCCCGAAGGAGTGGCAGACCTATTTGGATAAGGAGGTCAAAATGGATAATAATGATAAAAAATTAAGACACTTAGAAAGTTTAATTAAAAAGCATAGAGCAATTGACAAACAAGTACAAAAAGAATATAGTATGCATGTTGATGTGGCAGAACTAAAAGTAAAAAAACTGCATATGAAAGAAGAAATCAAACGACTTGAAAGTGAGTTGAAAGCAGATGGGTTCTTATTATAATTACATTCTTAACGAAACACGAAAGGACAGATTGAAGATGGAAGCAAAAAGAAATATATGGGTTACATTTAAACGTGAAGGTATTCATAAGTATCCAGCGGCGTTGGAAGACCCTGCACTAGCAACAGGTGATGAATATGATGTTAGTTTTTTAGGTTATCCACATCGACATATCTTTCATTTCAAAGTTATGATTTCAGTAACACATAATGATAGAGATATTGAATTCATTCAATTCAAACGTTGGCTTGAAAATCTTTATGGTAATGCGGACTCCGTATTACAACTTGATTATAAATCTTGTGAAATGATTGCAGATGATTTGTATGCACAGATTAATGCAAAATATCCGGGTCGTGCAGTTACGATTGATGTTTCAGAAGATGGTGAAAACGGAGCAATGATTGAATATGCCAGTAATTGAGACACCACAAACAAAAGAAATACAAGATATGGTTAGGGTGGTCATGGACCATCCTCGACCAGGTGTTGCTTACCAAGATATGGCGAGCATTTTTAATGCACCAAACGGATTATTAAAAGTAGTTACACTATTCAATGACTATCTCACACGAAATGCTATTGAGTATGATAGAATTATTGGATTAGATGCACGTGGATTTCCAATGGCTGGGGCCTTAAGTGCAATGACTGGTAAGCCGTTCGCAATGGCTAGAAAGAAAGGCAAACTACCAGGAGAAACTATTTCTACAGAATACGAATTAGAGTACGGTACAGATGAACTACATTTACAAGTAGATGCAGTGACCCCATCAGAACGTATTCTAGTAATTGATGATGTTATTGCTACAGGTGGGACACTTGAAGCAGTATCAAAGTTAGTTACACAATTTGATGCAACTATTGTATCAATTTTAAGTATTATGGACTTGACTTTTTTAGGAGGTTCAGATAAACTTAAAGAAAATGGTCTTCACGTATTTTCTATATTACGTGAGGATTAGGTATCATGTTTAGATACCTAGTACTAGAAAATAAACATAATTTTTGAAGAGGACAAATATGTTATATCTTATAGATTTGGAGAGTGTTGAATCCCGCTACACTAAGCAATGGAAGACACATCTCCCCACATTGTTACGAAGTAATGGACGTGATGTTACTGTGATTGACGGACCTACTAATATCCCAGAAGCCACTACGCCCGGCGCATTTCTAAACTTTGGTGGTACAAACATCTATAAGAGCGCACAGTTAGAAAAGATTGCTAAACTATTTTGTGAAAACAAGATTAAAGATGGTGATTATTTTCTATATACTGATGCGTGGAATCCCACTGTTATCCAGTTGAAATACATGGCAGAATTACTTGGGATAAAAATCCGTATTGGAGGGCTATGGCATGCTGGTAGTTATGACCCACAAGATTTTCTAGGACGCTTAATTGGTGACAAGCCATGGGTTCGAAAAGCAGAAATGTCAATGTATGATTGTTATGATGATAACTATTTTGCAACTAAGTTTCATATCGATTTGTTCACAAATACTTTTTGGAATGACGATAGGGATATCGACAGGCAACTGCTTCACTCAATACGACAAGTAGGTTGGCCTATGGAATATATAGAAACTGAACTCTCTGATTATCAGAATATGGAAAAGCAAGATATTATCTTGTTTCCTCACCGTATTGCTCCAGAGAAACAGCCAGAAGTGTTTGATTTAATTGCTAATGAACTTCCTCAGTATAAGTTTATTAAGTGTCAGGAATTAAACATGTCTAAACATGAATACCATACCTTACTTGGTCAGGCTAAAATGGTGTTTAGTGCTAATTTACAAGAAACTCTTGGTATCTCAGTATACGAAGGTATTCAAGTAGGTGCTATTCCCATGATGCCTGACCGTCTTTCTTATTCTGAAATGTGGATTGATAAGTTTCTATATCCTAGTGAATGGACATCATCACTAGAGAACGCACAAGAACACATTGAAGAAATCAAGGCACATATCGTTAATCAAATGGAATCTTATGAATTTGGATTGATGCAGGATTATCTAAAATCTGCAAAAGCAGAAGTAAACAGTTTTTTCTCAGCAGATAAATTAATTGAGAATATAGATAAATACTATTGACGAAAGGGCTCCCATCCTTTTGTCTTTTATTTGGGAGAATAATATGTCACGATTCAGAGGCTTAAAAGTAAGTGCAGGTATGAATAGAGTTAGAGTACGCAGGTCTATCGATTTGAGAGAAATGCAAGACTTTGGCGATATTACATCAGCATCAGATGATTTACCAACAGCAGGTGCAACGCACCGTAAAGCAACCGGTGGTTCAACTGGCGCAACACGTGGTTATACTGACTTGTCAACTGTCAACGATTTAGTTGTAGTAGACACTCAGGATATGGGTTCGATAACAGATAGTGCGGACACTGTATCATATAATGACGAACCATATCAGTACTAATACTTTTTAAATACGTTAGGAAACCCGGCATTTATGTCGGGTTTTTTATTGACATTTAGGCCTATTTCCTGTATAATAGTTGTTAATTACCTAAATATATGTAAGTACAAAATAGTACTTGACTTTAGGTAAAAAATCCTATATAATAGAATATAACAATTGAATAAAGGAACATAGTATAAATGAAAAAGACTTCCACAATTCTACGAGAACGCCTCGTAGAAAACAATCAACGCTTTTGGTCAAATGATAACATTTCACACATCATTGAAGAAGGCGATAAAGACGGTTTAATCGATGAACTAACTGAACAGTTTGAAAACGTTTTAGACAGCCTTGTTATAGACAGGCACACTGACCCTAATGCAAAAGACACAGGCCGCAGACTAGCAAAAATGTATGTAAACGAATTGATGTCTGGTCGTTTTGACCCGGCACCAAGTGCAACTGCATTTCCTAATGAACCAGATAATGTGACAGGTGATAAGTATGAAGGAATGCTTGTTGTTCGTTCTGAACTTACAAGTGTCTGTTCGCATCATCATCAACCCGTTAAAGGTGTTGCGTATATCGGTTTGATTGCGGCAGACAAACTAATTGGATTATCAAAATACACACGCATTGCACAACACTGTGCTAGACGTGGAACATTACAAGAAGAACTTGCGATGGACATAAATAGAGAAATTCGTAAAGTTACAGGCTCAGAGGATGTAGGTGTTTATATTCAAGCAACACACGGATGTTGTGAGAACCGAGGCATTATGGCACACAGTAGTTTAACACAAACTACAGTATTAAAAGGTTCATTCTTTAACAATGCACATGTAAAGAAAGAGTTTATGGATAACATCAAACTACAACAAGAGTTTGCACCAAGATGAAACTAAGATATAGTGAAGCATTTTACAGTGTGCAAGGCGAAGGTAAGTTTGTAGGAGTACCTAGTGTATTTCTACGTACTTTCGGTTGTAACTTCCGTTGTCAGAACTTTGGACTTGAAAAGGGTAGAGAAAAAACTAGGTATAATCCAGAAGTTTTAGAACTAATAAATCAGGGAGTACATGAAACAACTAAAGAGTTTACTGACTTGCCTATCATACATACAGGATGTGATACTTATGCGAGTATCTATCCAGAGTTTAAACACTTTAATAGACAGGCAACTGTTGATGAAGTTGTAGAACATTTACTAAGTCTTACTCCAAATGGTAAATGGGTGCAAGACAATGGACAGGACGTACACTTAATTATGACAGGTGGTGAGCCGTTGTTAGCGTGGCAACGACTTTACGTAGACCTATTTAAACACCCACGTATGCAGGATTTAAAGAATGTTACGTTTGAAACAAACACAACACAACATCTACATGATGATTTATTCGACTATCTCAACTACAATGACGACCTTACAGTCACTTGGTCATGCTCACCGAAACTATCCGTTTCAGGTGAATGTTCGGATGATGCTATTAAGCCTCATATTGCTAGTGAGTACAGTCTTGTTGATTATAGTGATATCTATCTCAAGTTTGTTGTCGCTACTAAAGATGATGTCGATGAAGTTGATAATGTTGTTAAGAAGTATCGTGCTGAAGGTGTGGAATGTCCTGTGTATCTTATGCCGATGGGTGGTCGCTCAGAAGAATACAATCTTAATGTACAAGAAATCGCGGACATCTGCATGGAAAGAGGGTGGCGGTTCACCCCTAGACTCCACATCTCATTATTCGGAAATGCCTGGGGAACTTAGCAAATATAAAAATGAACAACATAAAAAGGCAATGAATGCTCCGATAGACCAAGACAAAATCAGAAAAGCAGGATTATGACATATATCAAAGGAAAACACAAAGTATGAACAATTATATTTTTACAAGCGAAAGTGTTAGTGCAGGGCATCCTGATAAAGTAGCAGACCAAATCAGTGATGCGCTTGTAGATGCAGGGTTTAAAAAAGGTGATGAAACAACCCGTGTTGCAATCGAAACACTTGTAACTACCAACATGGTAACGTTGGCAGGTGAAGTAAAGAATTTTAATATTAGTAAAGACGAAGTTGAACTAATTGTACGTGAGAAGGTCAAAGAGATTGGCTACGAACAAGATGGATTTCATTGGAATAACCTAAAAGTATACAATGAAATACACAAACAGAGCACCGATATTGCACTAGGAACCGATGATTTCGGTGCAGGTGACCAAGGGTTAATGTTCGGTTATGCATGTAATCATACAGATAGTATGATGCCAGCACCAATACATTATTCACATGAAATTCTAAAAGAGTTAAATAAAGAAAGAGAAATTACAAGTATTCTCGGGCCTGATGCTAAATCACAAGTAAGTGTTCAGTATGAAGGTGGTAAAATTAAACGCATTGACCAAGTAGTTGTTAGCACACAACATGGCGAGGGCAGTGTAGAAATTGCTAAAGATTTAGCAAGACAATCAGCAAACACAGTATTAGGAGATTTAGTAGACAATGAGACTGTATGGCATCTTAATCCTACTGGGAACTTTGTTATTGGTGGGCCCGATGGAGACACTGGTCTCACCGGGAGGAAAATTATCGTTGATACTTATGGCGGCTTTGCTCCCCATGGTGGTGGCGCTTTTAGTGGAAAAGACCCAACAAAAGTCGACCGAAGTGCGGCGTACATGGCACGATGGTTAGCAAAGAATGTAGTAGCAGATGATATGGCAGATTGGTGTCAAATTCAATTGTCTTATGCTATTGGTGTTAAAGAACCTACTAGCATTTATGTAGATAGTAATGGGCATAATCGTTCAATTCAAAAGTATATCGAAAACAATATTGATTTAACACCAAAAGGAATCATTGACAGATTTGATTTATTTAACTTCTACGGTTACAGTGAAAACTGTGTATACGGACACTTTGGTAACAAAGATGTTCCATGGGAAAAGGTAGGTTGGTAATGTATAAGACTAATGAAGAACAAGAAATTATATCAATCGATGAATTTAAAAACGATTGGTGGGAGAAAGTAGAATATCTTTTAGTAGATATTAGAGAAGAAGAAGAAATTGCAAGTGCTGGTGGGGTTACTGGTGCTTATAATATATCTATGTATGAGATTCCAGACAAGATTGAAATGGCACCTACATGGATTATATGTTTATTAGTATGCCAAGACGGTTCTAAGTCAGAACAACTAGTAAAGTATATGAAGAACAATAATTATAATAATATGTTCGCAATACAAGGAGGAGTGGATTCACTTGTCGAAGCACTCCCAGAATTAAGGAGTTAAACTATGTTTGATAAATTAAAACCAAGTGCCTGGTTAGGTACACCAGAAGAAAATGAACGAAAGATTGCACGAAAGATTGAAGATGAACAAGAACAGGCTCTTGCTATCGAAAAAATCAATCTCAAATACGGACATATTTCAGAACTGGAACACGAAAAAGCAGTAGCAACTATTAAGGGTGAGCCGTTTGTTCGTGTATTAAATGTTGACTTAGAAAAAGAAAAACCAAGTCAAGGATTCTTTGAACTAGATTTCAATGAACACTTTGTAGAGTATCTTGCAAACAGTGGGTATGACGGTGTAGAATCCGATGAAATAGTTGATGCTTGGTTCAGTGACTTATGCAGAAACATCGTTCTACAAGACCTAGAAGATGAAAACGGAAACCCTAAAAGTTTTGATGTGGATAGCAAAGAAGGATTACTAATCCAACGATTAAAAGGTGACGGTGATACCGCAGAATATAGTTGACATATATCAAAAAAGCGTGTATAATGTTATCAGTTAAAGGAGAAGTATGTCAGATTTAAAAGTATCATGGGACGAGTACAATCGTAAGATTGAAGAACTTGCAATTACAGTAAGTGATTATGAGTTTAATCAGATTGTATGTGTCGCAAAGGGTGGATTAAGAGTGGGTGATATTCTATCACGCATTTATAATGTACCACTTGCAATACTATCAGCAGAAAGTTATGATGGTAAAACACAGACACAAGGTGAATTAGTATTCTCACGTGACTTAGCAATGACTAGACCAGGATTAGGTTCCAAAGTATTACTTGTTGATGACTTAGCAGACAGTGGAACAACACTGATTAAGACAGTTGAATGGTTACGTCATTACTATGGGTTTTACATTAAAGAAATGAAAACAGCGGTACTTTGGACTAAAGGATGTTCTGCATTCACACCAGACTATCAATGCGAGTATCTAGCGGACTCCCCTTGGATACACCAACCCTTTGGCAAATATGAAGTTATGACTATAGAGGACTTAAAAAATAATGGCTAAATTTATTCTAGTAGACAGTTTTAATATGTTTCATCGTGCAAAGCACGTAGCAATGCGAGGCGCTAATGTTGATATGAAGATTGGTATGGCACTACATATTATGATGTCAAGTGTTAAAATGTGTTATAATAAGTTTGACGCAGACCATGTAGTATTCTGTTTAGAAGGACGCAGTTGGCGTAAAGAACACTATATTCCTTATAAAGCAAATCGCAAAATTGCACGTGAGGCTAAGAGTATCAGAGAACAAGAAGAAGACCAAATCATGTTTGATGCATACGATGATTTAGTTCGTTTTATCGATGGCAAAACTAATGCTACTGTTCTACAGAACAAGGAAGCAGAAGCAGATGATATGATTGCATTGTTTATCGAGGCGCATCCTAACGATGAACATATCATCGTGTCGAGTGATAGTGATTATCTACAATTGATTACAGATAATGTAACTATGTATGATGGTGTTCAAAATCGTATCATCACTAAAGAAGGGTTCTTCAAAGATGATAAGAATATGACACCCATGAAAGATAAGAAGACTAAAGAAATTCTCCCACCACCTGACCCTGAGTGGTTGCTATTTGAGAAATGTATTCGTGGTGATACATCAGATAATATCTTTAGTGCATATCCTGGTTGTCGTAAGAAAGGAACTAAGAACAAAGTAGGTATGATTGAAGCATATGAAGATAGACATACAGGTGGTTTTAGTTGGAATAACTTTATGTTACAACGCTGGACTGACCACAATGGCGAAGAACATACAGTGAGAGAAGACTATGAGCGAAACAAAATGCTTATTGACTTAACTGCACAACCTACAGACCTAAAGGTAAAGTTCGTAGAGACAATCGCAGAACGTAGTCAACCAAAGAATAACACAGGTGTAGGAATTAGTTTCTTAAAATTTTGTGGCATACATGACTTGCAAAACTTAGCGAAAGCACCTGATGAACTTTGTGCTATTCTTAATAAGAGTTATCCACATACATGATTGCTTATATTTTTGATGTAGATGGAACACTAACCCCAAGTAGGGGTCAAATCGATAAAGCATTTTTAAAATGGTTTTATCGGTTCTCACAAGAGCATAATGTGTTCTTTGCCACAGGAAGTGATGCATCAAAAACTATTGAGCAAACAGGCAAGATGCTATTTAATAGTATCAACCGTTCCTATAATTGCGCTGGAAATAGTGTATGGGAAAAGGGCGTAGAAGTAAGACGTTCAGAATGGTCACTATCAAAAACAGCAATGAACTGGTTAGAAGAAGAACTAGAACACGCCTTATATAATATTCGTACAGGTCAACACATTGATATAAGACCAGGTCTTGTTAACTTTAGTGTTGTCGGTAGAGGCGCAACACCAGAACAAAGAGAAGATTATGTCTTATATGATAGACACACCAATGAACGTAATCTTATCGCAAAAAGATTTAATGAACAATTTAAACATGAAAATGTCGAAGCCCAAGTAGCAGGTGAGACAGGACTAGATATCATGCCTATAGGCAAAGGCAAACAACAAATACTTGAAGATTTCAGTAACGATGATGTTATCCATTTCTTTGGAGACAGAACAGAACCAGGTGGCAACGATTTCGATATAGCAGAAGACGTTAAAGCACGTGGTTGGGGTATCGTATATCCTGTATCAAGTTGGGAAGATACATGGACTATTCTAAAATCACATTAAACGGTACTGATTGGTCTAACCTATACCATTGTGACTACTGTGGTGGCGGGGGTGGTGAACTATATATTGATTTACTTAGTGAGAGTATAAAACCATTACATCACGTATCTCAAATAAAAGACTTAACTGGCACAGTTGATAGTTTTCAAAACATTCTAATATCACCTTTTGTCGGTGGTGATGTAAGGCTAAATATTGCACACCCAGAATGGTTTCATAATCATCAGACCCCAATGCATTTGCATACTATAAATGACTTTAGATATAATCTAAAGTTAATGGCTATTGCACAAAGTATGAAGTTAAAACGTGGCGAAATTGTTGACAAAAACTTAATACACTACATTAATGATAATATAAATAAGTTAGACGTTAATGAACCATTGGTTCTTAGAAGTCATTTAAAGGACTGTGGTCCGTCAACGTCAGGTGTTAATAGATGGAAAGAATTAGAAAACTCAAATTTTGTTGAGATATATGCATTTTCTAAAAGTCACCTAATCCAGTCTATGATGATGATTAAGAAATGGACTATGAGTAAAGATAAGTTTCACTGGATTGATTTTAGATTGCGAAATGCTATTGAAAAATTAGATTTAGATGATAGAATTAATTTGCATAAAAGTCTTGCAAAAAGTAAATTAAAAGTAATAACTTATGAGTGGCAATATGATTATTTGCAACTCAAAGAATGGGACAAGGTAGGGGACACAGATTGTTTCGTTGAAGAAAGATTCCGTGGTACTGCGGCATTTGAAGGCTGTAGCAAAAATAACAATTCAATTGACGCTGTGGATTGGGTATATGGCTTGAGTGATAGTCCACTCTCTATAACAAAAGAAATTATGGGAGTAGACTTCGATAGCGTTAGGGTAGCGGAGATGCAGAGAAAAAATGTAGAACTGTTACGCAAACACGGGTTAGATTTAGATAGTACAAAAGAAGATTGTATTAATTATTTCAAAGCCTATTTTAAACAGGAGAAAAAAAATGTTTAGATTTTTTACAGAAAAGAAATGGGTGTTATGGTCCTGGTTAGGTTCCGCAATAATTTTATCATCACTTTGGGTACAAGTCGAAATTGATGTTAAAATTAACGAGTGGTTCGGCCAGTTTTATGACATGATTCAAAAAGCATTAGCAACACCTAATGCAATCACTATAGGTGAGTATTGGGGTAGTTTAGCAAGTTTCTTGTACTTAGCGGCTATCTACGTAGGTATCGCGGTAGTAGTAAGTTACTTCACAGCACACTATTTGTTTAGATGGCGTACTGCAATGGTAGAATGGTATCATAGTGTATATGATAAAGCAAGAACTATTGAAGGTGCCGCTCAAAGGGTGCAAGAAGATACTATTAAGTTTAGTCGTATTATGGAAGGCTTAGGAACAAGTTTTATTGAATCAATTATGGTTCTAGTTCAGTTCGTTCCTATTCTATTAGGACTATCAGTTGGTATTCCTATCTTCTTCTTTGGTGATTGGCAATATGGACTTGTTACAGGTGCTATTGTTTGGTCAGTAGGTGGAACATTATTCTTAATCGCACTAGGTTGGTTACTACGCCTAGTTGGTGTTGAATATGACTTACAGAAAAAAGAAGCGGCATACAGAAAAATACTTGTTATCGCAGAAGATGATGAAACAATTAGACCAAAGACTATTAATGAACTTTTCAATGATGTTCGTAGTATTCACTTCAAGTCTTATTTACGTTATTTGTATTTTAATGTTGGACGTATTACATACTTACAAGCAAACGTACTAAGTGCATATGTGTTCTTAGCACCGGCTATTGTAGCAGGTGTAGTAACACTTGGTGTAATGCAACAGATTATTAGAGCATTCGGTAGAGTCGAAGGCTCAATGCAATATCTCTTTAGAGCGTGGCCAACACTTATTGAATTAATGAGTGTGTTCAAACGTTTGAGAGAATTTGAAAGACAAATTAACGAGCAGAGTTAACCACTCAGTTAACTTAATTCATATCAAGTTTTTTGATAAATATATCTATGCCCGATACAGATATGTTGGGCATAGATAATTTCAAAGGAGATTACATTAATGTACACAACGGAAATTGTCAAGGATAGATTTTGGATTCTGGAAGATTCTGGTGTTAAACTAGGAACTATCAGAAAGTCTGGCGAAACTTTTGAAGTAATCTTGCGTGGCGAAGGTGTTGAAGACCTAGGCATGCAGGCTCTAACAAAAAAGTATGGTCAGAAGATTTTGGAATCCAAAATATCCACTAAGATTGAAAGTGTAGACTACGGTAAAGCATTGACAGAAGTTGAAGGTTATCCGTGTAAGCACAAAGGTTTTAATACTGGATTTAGTGAAAAACGTGGAAAGAAATGTCCAGTATATACCAAGAGTGAAACGAGCAAAGTGTTTTACGCCGCAGGATATTATGGATTACATTTCAGTGGTATCTGGCGTAACGCTTATTGTGTTAAATTAGAAACACTAGATAACTATGAATTCGTCGGTCCTTTTAAGACTAAAACCGAACTAGAAGCAGAAGTATTAAGAGTAAGTAAAAGTTAATGTATAAAAATTTGAAAGATTTTCTAGCAACAATTAAACGTTCAAATTTAAGGGGAGATACAGTTGTTAAACTCCCAATGCAATCCGCATTGGATATTGAAAATGAATTAGCAACACTATTACTCGAATTAAAGGATATTGATATCAATGGGGAAAAGATATTTGACGGAGGAAAGTTTAAAAACTAAATCAAACATATAGAGGTACCCCAATGGTAAAGAATATAAAGAAATCAGCACTAATCATTTTAGTGGCAGTTATAGTATCCACCATCACATCAGCATATTACCGTGATATACAAGAAAAAATACATGACGGTATTGCATGGACATATAAGAAAAATGAAACAGTAGGAAGTTTCTTATATGAAGCAAACAGATATGTATTTAATGGCCGAGCATTCGACGGCGAAAGAAAGATTAAAGACACAATCCATACTGGATTCAGAAGTGTAGTGATGATTAGAAACGTCCCTACTGAAGATAATCCAGCCGCATCATCTGGTGCAGGCCAAGGGACTGGGTTCTTTTTTAAAGTAGATGATACACATGGTTACATCATCACAAACACACATGTGGTAGACCAAGCATACCATATGCCATTAAATTTTAAACTAAAAGTAAACACTGCGATTGATTATTGGCCATATGATGCTGAGGTAATCGGTATCGATGAAGTGGCAGATATTGCTGTTATCCGTATTGCAAAGAAAGATATGGAAGAATGGAAAGCAGTTGAATTCGAAGATGCTGACAATATTGGAGAAGGTGAACCAGTAGTTGTTATTGGTCATGGTCTAAGTTTGAACTACTCAGCAACAGAAGGCATCATTAACTATAACAACCGATACGGAATGTATCCATTGAGACTAGGTGTTCAAATTGATGCAGTTGTGAATCAAGGAAACAGTGGTGGACCTATCTTCAATACAGACTTAAAAGTTGTAGGTGTTGTAGATAGTATATTGTCGCCTGGAAGACAAATGCCAGGTTGGGATGGTGTTGGTATGGGCGTTGCAATAACACAAGTTAACCGTACTGTTGATTATATTCTTAGTGATGAATATAAAGATAAAAAATATGTACCTTATTCATCATTCCCTATGTCATTTATGGCACTAACATACGAAGAAGCAATGTTGATATATGAGGATGTAGAACCTAAAGATAGACACATGGTTCGTATTGTTAATAACGAAGATACAAAAGATTTCCCAGCAAATGTGGCAGGCCTACAAGATGGAGATATAATACTAGAATTAAATGGTGAAGATTTAAGGTCAGGATTTAAAATAATTAAAGATATAATCCTATCTCACCCAGGTGATGAATGGACTATTAAAGTTAATAGAGACGGTGAAGAACTAGAAGTATCATTCATTATAGAAGAAATGCCAAGAGAAGATGTCTTAAAACTAGTAAAAAGACCAAGAACAGGACGATAAAAACCTCATAGATTTTGATATTAATTAAGTAAAACAACTAGATTTATGATAAATACTAGTAGTAATTTAGACTATTTAAGGAACTAAAATATGGCAAGACCAAAACCAACGATTATCTTAGAACATACAGATAATCAGACATATCGCAGTGAACAAGTTTTAAAGGCTACGGCGGTATATGCAGTATTCTACAAAGGTGTCGCTATTAACTTACGTAGTCTTAACTCGTTAGTTAACTTTCCAGGACCTAAGTATAAGAAAGTATCGTTCTCTAATCCAGGACATGCTATCAACTTAGCCCAGAGATTAAATAAATTATTTAGATGTGATGATTTTGAGGTGTATATTCTGACAAAAGGTGAAAAGTTAGAATTAGAGTAAAGTTGAATAAGAAAGAACTCATACAGTATCTTAACGATAACACGACAGGTAAAGTTGCAGGTCGTAAGATTATTAAAGTTAATGATATCTTTATTAGTGGCACTGGAAATACCAGTAACTATCGACTTACTGCATTCGGAAAAGACATTATAAAGAAACATTTCGATGCCTATACAATCACTCTAACATCGGAAACAAAGACAGAGACCGGTAACCAAATATTAACATTGGACCGGTATCTGCATTCTCCATACTACATTCATAAAGGCAAACTCATTTTGTTTGAGACTACAGTTGCGGCTGAATTGTCACTATTAGATGGTGATTTTGATTTATGGGTATCAAATAAAAAAACTTGACAATCTAAGCGAATCATACTATAGTAATTAAGTAATCACAGAGAGGACTACTTAATGTACACTGTTGAATATGGCTACTACAACTATCCTAAAAAGACAAAAGAATTCAAAACGTATGAAAGTGCGAAGAAATTCTTCTATTACATTATGAAACAAAATGGTGTAAAGAAAACTGAATTAATAGTTGGAGAACAATAATGTCATACGCACCCATTCATACTTACTATGCTCCTCATGGAGACGGTTCTATACTCGGTAGTTTTGTTGAAGATGAACAACGATATCTATTCGAATATTCTGTAAACAATGATAACATGTTTCCTGAGTATCCCCATAAGATATGGGTACAGGAAGAAAGTAATGTCGTTAACGGAAATGCTTATCGTTACGGACGTGTAATGCGGACCCGTTGTAAGATTTTAGTTGATGAAGGTGTCGAAGAAACATGGCATTTTAAACAAAATTCTAATCACATTTATTCGTCAAAAACTTGACAGAATCACGAATCGTGCTATAATAATAGTATATTCAATAAAGAGAGGGAAACAATATGACTTACAAGTTCGAAAATACAGCAGAAGTTGGTGATGTAATTCGCGGCTATGATTTCAGAGGCCACGACAGTTACATTGAAGGTGAAGTAATTGAAAAAGGTATGGTAAACGGTTACTATGCTTACTCAATCGACATCGTAAAAGACACTGCTGGTGAAGGTGGGCGTGTTGGTGATGTTGGGTATGTCCCATTCGAAAGCACATTTGACTTTGATGGTCGAGTTGAAAAAGTTTCTTAAAAACTTGACAGAATCAATAAACGTGCTATACTATATAAGTATTCAAAACAAAGAGGAAATATAATATGTCTGTGAAAGTATCAAGCAATGATTTAGATGTACGTGTTGTTCGTCCGAGTGACATTCGTGCAGAACTTAACTATGCGTTCAATCGTCAACGTCCTGTCTTCATTTGGGGTCCCCCAGGTGTAGGTAAGTCTGAGATTGTTGATAGCATTACCCAAGAGCGTTCAGGTTATATGATTGACCTGCGACTTGCTCTTATGGAACCTACTGATTTACGAGGTATCCCATACTTCAATCAGGAAACAGGTCGCATGGAGTGGGCAACTCCTTCTGATTTACCTAGTCAGGAACTTGCTGACCAATACGAAAATATTGTATTGTTCTTGGATGAAATGAACCAAGCACCGCAGTCTGTACAGGCAGCCGCTTATCAACTTATTTTGAACCGTCGTCTAGGTAACTATGTTCTACCTGATAACGTTCTGATTGTTGCCGCTGGTAACCGTGAAAGTGACCGTGGAGTTGCGTATCGTATGCCTAGCCCACTTGCTAACCGTTTCGTTCATTTAGAAATGGGTGTTGACTTCAATGACTGGTTAAACTGGGCACTTGAAAATCAAATCGAGGCTGACGTTGTTGGTTACTTGCAAAGTAACAAAATGGACTTGTTCAATTTTGACCCACGTACTGCAAGTCGTTCATTTGCTACTCCACGTAGTTGGACATTTACTTCACAAATGCTTCCGCAGGAAGGTGAGCAGATTTCAGATAGTCGTTTGCATGACCTGATTGCTGGTACAGTAGGTGATGGTATTGCTACTAAGTTCATGGCTCACCGTTCAATGACTAGCAAGATGCCTAATCCAACAGATATCTTATCAGGTAAAGTTAAAAAGTTGGATGCTGGTTCACGTGAAATCTCTGCAATGTTTTCTTTGACTGCTTCACTATGTTATGAGTTGAAAGATTTTGTTGACCGTAATGGTAAAGAGAAAATGGACGAGTTGTATAAGATGGCAGATAACTTCTTTCGTTTTATGATGGACAACTTTGAAACTGAAATGACTGTTCTTGGAGGACGTACTGCTTTGAAAGTATACAAACTCCCACTAGAACCTCGCAAAGTTCCTTGCATTGAAGAATTCTTCAAAAAGTATGGTAAACTTATCATCGAGGCACATAGCGCCTAAGTCCTCACAGACATAACTTAGACGCTATTTTAACGGGGAAGTCGCTTGACTTCTCCGTTTTTTTGTAGTATAATAAATGTAATGATATATAATGCAATAAAGAAACAAGCCATACATCATGGTAGTAAAATCGCCCTTATCTGTAAAGATAAGCAATACACCTATTCGGAACTTGTCGATAGTGTAGAAAAACTTGCGGCTGTTCTAGCCACTGCAATTAGTCCAGGTGAACGTATTCTGTTTGCCAGCGAAAAAGAATATCATTATGTGAGAATGGTATTAGCATGTGATATCTTAGGCGTTACCTTTATGCCAACATTTCCAAACTTACCAAGTGAGGCTTTGGATAAGATAATCAAAGCAAGTAATCCTGACCATATCATTCTGAGCGAAGAAGATGCAGAAAACTTAAAACCACATTATAAAGGACTTGCATATGTAACTAATCCAGACCATATCTATACAGTGTTGTTTACTAGTGGTACAACAGGAGAACCTAAAGCAGTCGCACATACTAGTGCTGGATGTTTATTGGCATGTTTGAACAACATCGTTATCTACAATATGGTGCCAGATGATGTTATACTTGCTCAACTCCCACCATCAACAGTGGGAGGTCTTTATCTATATCCGTTACCCGGTCTTATCAAAGGCTGTACAGTTATAATGGAGCAATTCAATCCAAGACGCTTTCGCCAACTTTGTGACGAATATAAACCTACAGTTGGTATCATCGTACCAGCAATGATACTAGCAATGCAAAAGTTACGTAGTTGGAAAGATATAGACATGTCACACTGGAGAGAGTTGAGTGTTGGTAGTACCATTATCCCAGAGGAGATGTTAGACATTTTATTTGCAAAGGGTGTTCCTGTTATTAGAGATTTATACGGATGTACAGAGACACATGTCCCACCGTTGACATTCTTAATTAAACCTGAAACTGAACACAAGTTACAATTAGAAGTTAACAATCAATATGAGTACAAACTAGACAAGCACAATCAGTTATGGCTCAAGGGTCATTCTCTTATGTCAAAATATCTGAATATAGATGCAGAGTTTGACAAAGAAGGATACTGGTGTACTGGTGATGTATTTGAAGTAAAACATAACAAACTATTCTACAAATCACGTAAGAAAGATTTAATTAAAGTAAACAGTTTCAATGTGTCGCCTATAGGTATTGAGAATACTATACTCGTTATTGACGGTGTAGATGAAGTCTGCGTCATTGATGAAGACCGAGGACTTGGAGAAAAGAATATTATCGCCATAGTTAGTACTCAAGACCCAAAGATAAATAAGTCATGTATAATGGAAGTTATCAAAGACAAACTTATGTACTATGAACTTCCTAAAGATATTATCATAATCGATAAGTCTTTGCCCAGGAATCAAATGGGTAAAGTACAACGACACGTTGTTAAACAAGAGTATGGCAAGGAAATATAAATGAAATCTAAAGTCAATAAAGTTATAGTTGTTGGTGGCGGAGCCGCTGGATGGTTCGCCGCATCATGGTTAAAGATTAAAAATCCAGAAATGGAAATCAAGTTAATTGAAAGTGCAGAGGTGCCAGCAATTGGTATAGGCGAGAGTACAATACCACAGTTGGGACAGTTAATGCATGAAATGGGATTAGAAGAAAGAGATTGGCTAAGCCATTGTCATGGTCTATATAAACTTGGTAATAAGTTTGTAGGCTGGAATAAAGAAGGAAAGCGTGACCATGTTTCTAATCATTACTGGTCGTCTAAGTTTGATGAACAATACTATTCATTCTCATTTGCATTACCTGAGAAATTTATTGCATCAAGTTTTTACAATCAATTGAAACCAGAAGACTTCTTTCATAATTCAAAAGGAGACTTAGGAGTTGATGATAAATGGAATGACTATTGGTTACAACTGTTACGTGATGGTCGCAGAAATGAATGGGAAATGGCAGAAGATACAATGGAAGCCACATACCTTATGGATTTGAACAAGTCTGCATTTGATTGGAATGATTACAAAATGGTGGGAGAATGGCAGGGTGTCACATATCATGTTGATGCTGAACGTTTTCCAGGCATTATTAAAGATAAAGTAGCATTGCCAAATGGTGTCATTCATATTACTGGTCATGTTGCAAATATTAATAAAGACGAAGATGGGTATATTACATCGCTTGACCTGAAAGACGGTACTACACACGAAGCAGATTTATTTTTAGATTGTAGCGGATTCCATAGAGTACTTTATAATGAAATGGATGTAGATTGGGTTCCTTATGAAGAAATAACTACAAGTGATGTTATTGTTGCGCCAGTAAAGTACAAAAACCTCGAAACGGATTTCAGACCTTATACTCAGAGTTATGCTATGGATGAAGGCTGGGCATTTGTAATACCATTGTACAATCGTATGGGTTCAGGTTATGTATTTGACTCTACAGAGATTACTCCAGAAGAAGCAAAAGAAAAGTTTAAGAAGTATTGGGAAGGGTACGAATTTATCAGAGAACCAAGACATATTTCATGGGACTCAGGAAAGTTCGACCATCAATGGGATAAGAACTGTGTTGCTATAGGTATGACTGGTGCAATGGTTGAGCCGATGGAAGCCAACGTATTGTATGTTGCACAGGCAGGTTTTCAATTAGTTGACAGAATTATACAACGTGCCAAAGACAATGATGAAGTGATTACACGTTCACAAGTAGTTGCATATAATCGTAATATGAATAGATTAGAAGATGGTGTTTGTGATTTCATTGAGTATCATTACACCCTGACTGATAGAGAAGACACTCCTTTCTGGGCTAAGAAGAAAGCAAAAGGTATTGCTGAAAATCATAAAGAAAAATGTTGGCAAGAATACCGTAGACCAGTGAACTATGTAGGTAACGGCGTTTACCCAGATTTTATGTGGGCTATGTTAGCCACTTGTATGGGTAAATTTGATGATAGTGTAGAACTAAAGACAAAGCCTGAACTGTTAGAGAAAGCAAATGATATGTTTGATTACTTACGTAAATCAAGCAAGAGGAACGCCATATACGCTCCTACGGCGTATGAATGGCACAAGAAGATGCTTTACAATGATAAAACCCATGAAGAAGTGCTTGAAGAAAGTGAAAAGGCAAGGCAAGAGAGGCTAAATCGAAAATGATGAAGAATTATACAGATAGAGTTACCGTAAAGATTTTCTTTATGTTACTTGTATCCCTTATCGGGGTACCTGCATTCTTCTATTACGATAATCCAATTTGGTTAGCAGTTCTGTTTACATTTTATGGACTGGTAACAAATGCATTGTCACAAATTGCGTATCATCGATGGATATGTCACACTCAATTTGAACCTAATTTTATTGCTAGGTACCTAATGATTTATAGTGTAGTAATTAGTGGACTGGGCAATCCAGTTCAATATGTATATTCGCATTTGGTACATCATAAGAATTCAGATAAGCCGGGAGACCCGCACAATCCCAAAGAGATAGGTTGGTCCGGTATGTTATTAGGCAAGTACAAGACACCAGATGATTATGTAAGTATTCGTCCTGTATTGCAGAAGAAAGATGTTTATTTTGTAAGCAATCATTACTGGAAGTTTTATATCTTATTCACATGTATACATGCCGTAATAAGTCCATGGTTAGTGGTGTGGCAAGCATTCAATTTCACACATGCATGGTTCGGAATGGCCTGGCTAAATACAGTATCACACAGTAGTGGTGCACCGACACAAACAAAAGGATTTACAAATCTATGGATGATGGGTGAAGGAAATCATCATATACATCACAAGAATGCTAGACTGTTAGATATGTCAGGTGATGACCAAACTGATTGGGCGGGGAGATATGTTATTCCGGGATTATTGGCTAAATGAATATATTAGAAACTTGCACAGGTGCAAACGGAAAACAATTTAAAATAGTAAGGTATGATGAAAGCATACGAAAAGACTTAGAATTATTCTGTGAAAAAGCAGGTGAGGCTGGATACAATAATAATTCAAGTCTCCAAGCACTTCACATGGGTAGATGGGGAGATAATGAAGCATGGTGGGTTGTATATCATAATAATGATATCGTTCATATGGCAGGTACACAATACTTACCTCATGTACACAAAGATTGCTATATGGTACTGAAACGTATTGCTACATTACCAGAGTATTCTGGACAAGCATGTGACGGAGTATCAAGGAAGATGTTGAATTGTTTTGGTAACACATGGTTGCTACCACATCAAGTAGATTGGTGTTTAAGAAGAGGCGCAAAAGAAATGATTATATCGGTAAACTCACCAGTCAATGGAGTAGACCCGAGTGGAACAATGCACAAGTTATGGAAGTCTGCTAAAACATTCTGGCCTAGAGTTGGTTACAGTTTAGAATACCCAGACTTTGTTTTGTATAATGCAGTGCAAGATTTATGGAGAGTTAATGTGAGAGACATTAGAACACAAGAGGAGATTAAGTATGTTTAGTTATGGAAATAAAATGAGAGCATTGTGGGCGTTTAACCTGATTACGCTCGGTTACAGCATCTATGCCTTGCCGCAGTATTTTTGGTACGGGCTTGCTTGGGCATTGTTTGTATCCTTGATTGGTTCAACTGCTGGATTTCACAGATATTTTTCTCACAGGTCATTCACGGCTAGAAACAAACTTGTTTATCATATGATGCTTTGGATGGGAGTATTCGGTACATCAGGTAAACCTATTACAACCGCAGTTGCGCATAGGTTACATCACAAATATAGTGATACAGAAAAAGATATTCATTCACCTAAAAACATTGGAACTTGGAATGTGTTTTGGGGATTTTGGGACACGATACCATACGAAAAATCAATGATGAAAGATTTAGTAGAAGACCCTAATTTAAAGTTTGCACAGAAGTGGTACTTTCATATTATTCTAGGAGCAAACGCATTAGTATTCCTATACAACCCTGCACTAGTTGGTTATGTATTGGGATTCCCAGCAGTATATTCTCAATTAGTTATTGGTTCATTAATTATCAATATCTTAAATCATAAGATGGGGTCTCGTCCACATGAAACTACTGACGATAGTAGAAATAGTTTCATCTTATCCATCTTTAGTCATGGTGAAGGTTGGCATAACAATCATCATAATAATGGCAGAAGTTATACCTCACAAGAAGAATGGTGGCAGTTTGATTTGACAGGAGTTGTGATTAAATACTTCTTGTCTAAAGGAGAATTAGGTAAATAACATGGTATATGTAAATGGTGTAAGCGGCTTTTCTCCCTTCGGTAATTTAGAAGAAACATGGAAAGGTGTGTTGGACAATAAAGTAGGATACGGTCCTATTACTAAATTTGAACCAGATAGATATACAAGGTCAAGAGTTGCAGGTGAATTTCATTTCAATGCAGAAGATTATCCTATCATTACAGAAGCAGAACGTGATAGACTACCAGAGCATATGCAATGGGCGTTAGCACTTGCTAGTGATTTGATTGGAGATAATGAACTACCTAAAGATAGAACAGGCGTGATGGTCTCTCCGGGATTTAGTATGTATCTGGAATCACTAAATGCAAACAGAGAAGGCAGAGACAACAGTTACACATTCTGTCCTAACATGATTGCTCATAATATCAATATCAAGTATGGGTACACAGGACCTTCTACAATGACCATGTCAGCGTGTTCTACTGGTATCTATAGTATTATCATGGGTTGTATGTTTATTGAAAGTGGACAAGCCGACCATGTCATTGCTGGGTCAGTTGAACAATGTATATCATCCGATGCGTATAAGCAAATGGGGAAACTAAGAGCCTTATCAACCAAATATAATGACACACCAGAGATAGCATCCAGACCTTGGGACACTAAACGTGATGGATTAGTACTAAGTGAAGGCGGGGCATTGTTCTGGTTGTCTAGTCAAAAGACATCTGACACGATTGCAGAGATTACAGGTTATGCAATGACAAATGATGCATATCAGGTTGTCGCTCCTCATCCTGAAGGTGAACAAATCGAAAGATGTATGAGCCAGGTATTAAAAACAAGAAAACCTGACTTAATTAATGCTCATGCTACATCAACACCTATGGGAGATTATATTGAATTAGATGCAATCAAACGATTGGGATTACACCACAGTTATATTACTGCTAACAAATCACAGTTAGGACATATGATGGGTGGCGCAGGTTCAATAGAAACTGCTATGAGTATTCTGTCTATCAGAGATAACAAAATAACACCTTCGGTCAATATAGATACATTGGGAGATGATTATGATTGGGTGAACTATACTCCAACATCATTAGACAAAGAAGTTAATTCAGTGTTATGTAATTCATTTGGTTTCGGCGGAACCAATGCAAGTATTATGTTAGAGAGTGTTAAATGATACTCGAACTAGGTGGTAAGAAAATTGATTTGAATGATGAACTTGACTGTCATTATTGGCACCATTATATCATGCACAAAAGGTACCATTTAATACAAGAACAAGGTGGTATTGAAGGAGCAAAAGCACTATCAGATTTGACTCCAGTAATGAAACAATTCTTCAATGAGGGCCCAGAGTCATTCAGAAATAAATATCAATTATATCCAAATCGCAAAGTTGATTGGGAAGATGAAGACAGAAATATATTACATATTAAAAAAGGTTATGATGTATTGCAGGTGCATTTTGTTTCATATGCATCACACGAAGGAAGACTTAGACTATCACATATATACCTACAAGATTACATTGAAGAACTAGAATGTGACTTATTAATCGTAAACGAAGATGCACTAAGATTACCTGAGATTTTATATCCAAGTTCATTCTTATTAGGTAATGGTACTGTGAATGATACACCAGAAAAGTTAGCACAAAAGATTAAAAAGTTTCTACCATTGTATCAAAAATCATTCTTGTATTGCGATAGTAGACATGCTGGTAGCGGAGTTGCTATCGGAGACTTAGCAGGCATAAAAAATGCATTTGTTGTACATGGACAATGTGTCTATGATTGGAACAAAAGTCCATGGTGTCAAACAATACTCAAGTATGAAAAGATGAAAGACAAAGGCGCAGTTGACCCAGAATTAAAAGATGTTATGCTTGTTACTATTATGAAGACATGGCAATGGATGAAAGAGGTTGAAGATTTTAAAATAATGGACCCATATAGATATACAAATATGAATGTTTCATATCATTATGGAATGTATGATGTAGATTATGAGAGTATGCTTCTATATTTAAAAACAACACTGAATAACAGAGATAGCCACAACGTTAAGTTAATCCCGATTGACTATAAGTTTTCTAAATCAAACACACATTACATTCGTTCTTATACAGACAAAAAACTTCTACCAGAATACATTAAAAACTTGACAGAATAATAATTTGTAGTATACTATATGTATAGTTAAACAAAGGACATCAAGTTTATGAAGATAGATAAGTCAGAGCAACACGTTTTACAACACGGACACGAAATGATTTACTTTGGTAAGTATGATTTCGGTACTGAGCATATCCCATACCAAGAACTTGATGCTGTGTATAAACGGAAACATCCTAAAGAACATGTTATGGCGGCTGCCATTATCGCACTTGATTTTAATGACGGTGAGTATGTAAAGAAATCAGGCAAATATGATTTTGTAGATATAAAAGATACTGATGGTATAAACTCCAACCAATATGTGTTGACTAAAATGAGTAATAGCGCCATTATGAAAGGCATTCTTGCTACATACCCTGCTTTAATTACTGATGAGATTATAGAAGAAGCGAAAGATATTATTAGTCAGATAGAAATGGACTTCATGTTTAAAGTTCTCGGTGATGATATGAATGAATTTGAAAAAAGTATTAATCAATTTCTCACTACATCTGAATTTGATTCTAGTCAACTAGGCGTTTGTGCATATCTTCCTACATATTTCACTAGAGAAGCAGACAAACGAACAATTTCAGAACGTGGCGAAAAAAGCAAACACTTCGGTAATATAGGAGATAAGTTTGACCTAAGCCTTGACATTATTTCTGCAAAATTTATTGCATCACCTAAGTTTGGTAATCCAGGTTACATGGTGAATGCATTTACCGAAGACGATAACAGGGTCAGTTTCTTTACAATTAAAGATGAAATTGGCGAAGGTGTAGGTAAGACTGTTAAAGTTACTGCTAAAGTAAAAAGTCACGGCCAATGTTGGAGTGATGATAGTATGAAAGAAACTAAGTTAAATTATGTTAAACTAATCTAAGGAGAACTATGAAAAACTTAATGATAGGGGTTCTAATAACGTTACTAGTAATAACTTTGTTTATTCTGACTGTAGAAAATCAAAAGGTAGCGCAATTGTCAGAAGATATCGAAGCACATAAACTAGCAATCTCATATGCAAATCAGGCAATACATACGTTTGCAGACCCAGTATTTGCAAACAACTAAAAACTTGACAAATAATCGTTTTGTGTTATTATATAAGTATAGTTAAAGAAAAGGAAGAATCATATGCAACCACAACAAACAATGACTGAAAGCGACTTGAATAAAGTACTAGATGATTTACTTGCAGATAATGGTATCGAAGTAGATGAAAGTATAATTGACGAGGAGCCTATTGTATTTGATTATACAGATACAGAAGTCAAAGAAATGATTGTGTCTGCACGTGTGCGACTACTAATCAAACATCCGTTCTTTGGTACACTTGCTACACGTTTGAAACTTGTTGAGGCAGAGTGGTGTCCTACAGCCGCAGTTGACGGTAAACATTTTTATTATAACTGTAACTTCTTCCGCACATTAACTCCGGAAGAGATTGACTTTGTAGTTGGTCACGAGGTTCTTCACTGTGTATATGAGCATTGTGGTGTTGCAGGTCGTTTGATGGATTATTCTGAGGACGAGCGTGATATGAAACTTTGGAACATCGCCGCAGATTATAAAGTTAATCAAGGTTGTGTTGAAAGTAATATCGGAACAATGCCGAAGTCTGCACTACATGATTACAAATATTACAAATCATATACTGAGGAAATCTATGCCGACTTGAAAGAAAGTGGCGACCATGATGATAAACAAACACTTGACACTCATATGTTCGGTGATGGTAATGGTAAAGATGGTGAAGGTAATGACCCGACAGGTCGTACTGCGCCTATCAAAGTTTCTAAAGCAGAGGCAAAACAAATTAAAGACCAGATGAAACAGGCTGTAATGCAAGCCGCTCAATCGTCAGGTGCTGGTAATCTTCCAGGTGATGTTCAACGTATCATTAATGAAATGTCTAATCCTAAAATGGACTGGCGTGAAATGTTAAACATTTCAATTCAAAGTCTTTTGAAAAGTGATTTCACATTTATGCGTCAATCACGTAAATCACGTTCAATGAGCGTATATCTTCCAGGTCAAGATAATGATGAAAAGATTGACGTTGCTATTGGGCTTGACGTTTCAGGTTCTATCTCTAAAGAAATGATTGCAGATTTTCTTGGTGAAATTTCAGGTATCATGCAACAGTTTCAGGACTTTCGTGTTCGTGTTTGGACGTTTGATACCGAAGTATATCAGGCATCTTATAAAGAATTCAATCCATTCAACGCAGATGAACTTGCACAATATGAGATTATCGGTTGTGGTGGTACTGATTTTGAATGCAACTACAACTTTATGAAGGACAATGATATTACTCCTGATAAGTTTATTATGTTTACAGACGGTTATCCGTTTGGTAGTTGGGGTGATGAATTTTATTGTGATAGTCTGTTTGTCATTCATGGCAATGACCAAATCGTCCCACCATTTGGCGAACATGCATACTATGATGCCGCGTAAAAACTTACGCAACTAATTAAAAACCCTGCAATCGCAGGGTTTTCCATATAAGATAAATATTTCTATGAGTAGCGATACATTACTATTAAACGCTGATGGTAATCCATTGAGTGTAACACCTTTATCTACATTAACTTGGCAAGAAAGCATCAAATTAATTTGGTTAGATAGAATTAACGTACTTGAATGGCATGATGATTGGGAAGTTCATTCTCCATCACATACTATGAAGGTGCCAAGTGTTATAGCAGTTAGAGATTATGTAGATAGAACAAATAACGTTTCATTTAGTAGAGCGAATGTGTTCCTAAGAGACAAATATATCTGCCAATATTGTCAAGGGTTATTTCACCCACGTGACTTAACAATGGACCATGTGGTCCCAAGGTCAAAAGGTGGCAAATTAACTTGGACTAATATTGTTTCCGCATGTAAGAAATGCAACACAACTAAAGCAGATAATCTACATCCAAAACCATATAAACAACCTTTTGAACCAAACTTTTATCAGATGTATGCAAATAAAACAATTGATTTGCAAATAAAATACCCAGTTTGGATGAAATATCTTAACATCGATACTAATAAAGTACAAATTTCTTAATAAAAAGTCAAAAAACACTTGACTTTACTCCATCAATTTGTTATAATTAACGAATGTATTAGGTTACTAATGCATGTATTATATATAATATTATGACAAAGGAGTAATTTATGTCAGAACAACAACAAGAAACAGAGGCACAGGCGGAACTTCCGGCAGTCACTGTTAATGACCTAGTTAATGTTTATAACATTATCGACTTAGCGTCAAAGCGTGGGGCTTTTCAGGCAAATGAATTATCAGCAGTAGGTAGTGTTGCTAATAAAGTTAAAGCATTTGTAGACCACGTCAAGGCTGCCCAAGAGGCAGAAGCAGAAGCGGCTGGCGAAGCACCAGCAGAAGTTACTTCTGGAGAGGGCTCGTAATGAGCAAAATTGTCAAGCATATTGGTAGAAGTGCAGGAACAGGACAGCGTTTAAGCGTTGTGTTTTTGCGTTTACCAGATGACACTGATAATGCTCTTGTCGTTTATAGTGATGCACTACCAGACAGATACCATGATGAATTCATGGCGGCTGTAGAATCACCTGAAGGACAATCTTCCAGAGAACTATATGAAGTACTTTCACGTAAAGTATTCTTTCATGGTAAGCCCATGCTAGATACACTACACAGTGAAGGTAAGTTGGTTAAAGTTCCAACATCAACAGTCATTATGACTCCAACCACTAACATGGATATACCACTAGATGATTTATTATCTCAGATGGATAGTATCGATGGCGGTAATACACAGGAACCGATTGTAGCAAACGATACTACAGTAATCGAGCCAGGTCAACCTATCAAAGATAACGTTGATATAAGTGTAGGTGATGATGCCAAAATGATTGCACAAAATCTACTTCAACAAGCAGTACTGTTAGAACAAGACGCCTTACGCAAACGTGCTGAGGCTGTGCAGTATGACCCGTCACTTGCTGAGAAGGCAGAGAAACCCGCTAAAAAAGGTAGAGGTAGACCAAAAGGTACTACTAAAGCCGCTATAGCGGCAAAGGCAGAAGCAACTGCTGAATAAATAATAGGGCGGCATAAGTCGCCCTGTTATTAACTAATTCATGGAGTAACTATATGGAATTCGACAGAAAGGCAGAGTTTGAACGGTTAATGGAAGAAATAGTTCCAATGAGTATACCAGCAGACTTTGTAAAAGAATTATTAGTAACTCTTAACAACGGACAAGAAGTAACACTAACAGGTGAAGAACTATTACAACCTCTGCCAGTTGCAAATGACTTAAGTTGGGATAAGTTAATAAATCAATTTGACAAAATTGAAGATATCCAAGTAAAAATTGACGTACCAGCAATACAAGAAAGTGTTGTTCTCAATGTTATGAAGATTTTGGCAGAACATTTCAAGGAAATAAAAAAGTAATGATTTGTATGATACTGGCTGCCGATGAAAACGGTGGCATCGGATATAAGAATGGTCTACCATGGCCTAAAGTGTCAGAAGATTTAAAGTTTTTTAAACGAACAACAGATGACCAAGCAGTTGTCATGGGTTCGAATACATGGAAAAGTCTAGGTGGTCTTGCACCACTCAAAGGACGAACTAATTATGTATTAAGTTCAACAAATGACCATAGCAAGTTTCCAGGTTGTCAGGATGTATATGATTATACATCTTACGAAATAAAAGACATTTTAGAAGCAATTCAATATCGACATAGATACCAAGATGTATTCATTATAGGTGGTAAAACATTATATGATGCCGCGCATGAGTTTTGTGATACAATTTATTTGACAAGAGTACTCGGAAAATACCAATGCGACACTGTATGTGATATTGACAAATACCTAGATGGGGCAGATATAACAGATGTGTATACTATTAAAGGTGACAGACACACTCCTAGTATTCGTATCGAAACTTATGAAAAAGACACCATACCGTTTTAAGGAATAAAAATGAGTAGTAATAATTGGGAAGAAGATAGTTACCTTGACTTATTGTATACAATCAGACATCAAGGGGAACCTAGAAATAATGAAAGAACTGGAGTAGGTACTCTAAGTAGATTTAACGCATCTTTAAATTTTGAGTTACAAGGAGGCTTTCCTCTTCTAACAACAAAACGTGTTCCATTTAAATCAGTAGCAAGTGAATTGCTTTGGTTTTTAGAAGGGTCTACTGATGAACGTAGGCTTGCTGAAATACACTATGATATGCCTCGTGACGAAATTAGACTTGAAAATACTATTTGGACTGCTAATGCTGATGCACAAGGTAAAGCACTAGGATATGAAAACACTGACACCGTTAAAGAACTAGGACCTGTATACGGCAAGCAATGGCGCAACTTTAATGGAGTTGACCAGATAGCAGAACTTATACAAGGTCTTGAGGAAAATCCACAATCACGCAGACATATATTATCTGCCTGGAATCCAGGTGACTTAAATAAAATGGCATTGCCGCCATGTCATTGTTTTGTTCAATTCTATGTCACAAATCAAGGAAGTCTGAATTGTTCAATGTATCAACGTAGTGC